ACTGCCTTACTTGTCTTGAGGAGAACAAACTGTAGTGTGTTCTTTGTGTACCACTGGGAATTCATCTCCATTATTCCGTTTAGATTCCTCATGGTTGATTTCTCATCCGACACCTTCGCGTTCATTCTCGGGTAACTTGCTTTTAAGAAAGCACTAGTGCAGTTGGCAACATCGACCATGCAACTTTGTATCTTCATTCTCTGGGCTTCAGTTTTGTACCAGAATATTATGCTAGTCATTCTGCATGCATCATCTGATGTGCACATCGTGCTAGTCTGAGAGTAGAAAGAACCCTCCTTGTAATTCTCATTCAATCTTTTCTTGACTATGGTTTGAATGTTTCTTGCAACTATCAAAAGATGCGAAGCGTGCAAAATGGTTGAGGTGTAATGAAATATTCCCTGCATCATATTGCTAACATTTTTTAGAAACATCGAGAAATAGTCGATTAGGTCGTTGTCGTCTTCCTGTCCAAGGAACTGAGATTTAAGTATGTTCATTTCTGCAGAAGTCATACTATCTCTCTCTCTCAGAAAGTCTTTGGCAAACTTCTCGCAAAGTGTATGAGGGAGTTCAAACTTTTTATCAGAAGACATGTTCAGCACGCTGATAATATGGCAAAGAATCTTTTCATCAATGAAGTCAAAACCTTCAGCTTTCGAGCCGCCAAAGAGTCCACAGAAGAAAGAACCAAAAGTCCTCATCGTAAATCTCTGGCACCAGGTCTGCATGTCAAGAGAGTCTGTTGTTGTTAATGTAACAAACTTCTTGCCTGAGGCAGTCATTTCCTCTTCTTTTGCCTTGATCTTCTTGTAATGAGAAAGAATGTAATCTGTCTTTTGCGATCCTTTCGTTAAAAACTCATTTGGAAGCTGCTCTGCAATAAACCTTGATATCTCTTCAACTGAAGATATCAACAATCTTGACAAAAACTCCAGAACTATGATTTCTCTTGTACCCGTTATTTGGAGTTTCTTGAAAAGATTAGCCCTTATTCCTCCTTTGTTAGCAATGAGCTCTCTTATTTTCCTGAGGTGATGATATGGTCCTTGATGATCTTTGAATTCGTTCTCCAAATATCTTAAAACCTGCTCTATGCATTTTGGTCTTTTCATGTCTTTATGTTCATTGAAATCCAGTTCACCGGTGGATTTGTACTGACTATCATCAGCTGATGCTTTGAATGTGGCAAACTCTGACCAAGATTTGTCAGAAAGCCTCTTCATCAATCTAAAACGCCAACCAGGGTTCTTGCTATCAAGCAACTTTCTCACAGTTTTGCCCATTGAAGTCACATGTGCAGAATCATACTCATGAGATCTCAATATTGATGGGTCCTCTGAAATTTCCTTTTGAACATCATCAGTCTGAAGAACGCCAGAATACTCGAGCCTGACATCTCTCATCTTGATCTCTTCAGAAACAATTTTTGAGTAAATTTTGAAAATTCCATGATTGAACTCAGATTTGTCTTTGTTGTGGAACCAGGATACATACATTATGTTGATGCTAGCCTCAAAGTGAGGGAGTCTACTCAAAGAGCAGAAAGAGAACTGCTTTATCTCTGTGTCCTTTGAGATTGCAATGGTTTCAGCAAGTTCTCCATCAGAGTCTTTTAGAACGTCAATACTAACCTCATCGTTCCTAACGAATGTATCTGAAGACTTTGAAAGCTTCATTGCTTCAATGATTCTGTTTAAGAGGAAAACATAGTACCTTGACCTCAAAGTTGTTCCAAATTTCTTCAAGGGCGAGAAAGGATTTGAGATTGAGTTTGGATCACTGCCTTTCATGTACATGAACCTGACATTTGAGACATTAGTACTTGTTACTTCTTTGTTCTCAAGTTCCATTATATAGCAAACCATGATCTCTGGTCCGCAAACCTTGAAGATATCTTTAAGGCTGGCGCTAGTTCTGATCTCGAATATGTTTTTGAAAGCAGAGACCTTTGCCACTAACTTTGATAGGCATGACAAGCTGACTGACAAATCATGTTCTGATGTGTACCTAAAAGGTGAGATCAAATAATCGCCATTCTCTATCATCTCAAGGAAAGGCAGACCGTACATTCTGTCAACTTTATCCTTCTTCGTAATCATGCTCCAAAATATTCCCTTCTTACAATTCCGAACGCAGTAATAAAAGGGGAGAGTCTGGGATCCGTAAACGTAAAAAGTATCAGACCTTGTTGGCTTTCTCAGACACAAATTCAACTCAGAAGAAATGGTGGCAATGCAGCTGCTGATCTTCCCCAGTCTTGACCCTGAAATTTCATTGAAAAGTGGCACACCTCTTGGGTTTACTCTTTTCGTGTACGTAGAAAGCAGTCTTAGAATTACTCCTTCAGTTGGCCTCTCTGTGTTGTGGTTGTCAAGAATATCAGAAAATCTGCCTTTACTCATCACAAGTTCTTCTATATCAGATGTGTCCACATCAAACTTGTATGCTAATTTTGATTGTTCTTGGGCAATGATTTTCTCCTCACATTGGTCAAACCTTTTACCGAAGATTCCAACTGCCGACAAATCGTGACCAATGTCAGTGTCCAGGTCACAACTGAACCTGTTTCTTCTGTTGAGCATTGGGTCCTTCTCCTTCACCTCTCCCTCTCTGATAATTTCAAACGGATCCTGATGAACCGCCTCATCAAAACCATTTATTACCTTGTTGTTTATCAGTCTCGACCAAACTTTTGACTCAATGGTCATGCCTTCAGTCATACCAGTCAAATCGTCAAAGCAAATTGGTTCACATGCCTTGAATATGATAGCTGGGAAAGGTATTATGGGTTTCGCAGTTTCCTTTTTATTCAAAGGGTTTGACTCAAGTGAAGATTTGAACTTTCTCTCGTCAAGCCCTCCTGCCTCCTCATTTATGAAATTTTCAACCATCTTGCTAGTCAGGGTGTATTTCGGACTTGGGTTTTGCTGCGATTCTTGAATAAATTTCTGATCCATGTTCATCTTGCTCTTGGACTCAATTAGCTCGGTTGGCCAACCAATTAAGAAATTCTCAACATCCTTGACTGTGGTCTGACCTTCAATATTCATGTCAGAAAATTTACTGGCAATCTGTTGAAGTTGGAGACCAACCCTGTATGATATGATTATCTTCTTTGCAGATTCAGTTGATATCTTGAAAGATGATATCAGTGAACTTGGACCGACAACCATCACAAGGAATCTTGTGTCTATGTTCCTTATTTTCTCTCCGCGATCATTGACCACTGCTGGCATGTAAAGACCGTATGCTCTCTGATAAGTTGACTTTATGTCGCCCTGTGTAGTCTTGACCTCGAGTAAATAGTTACTATCAACTAGCAAAAGCGCATCCGGTGAGTATTTGTCAAAGTCATCACCTTCATGGAAGCCCGATTCTGAAAAAGTAGGATCTTTTTCTCTGTGATCAACCAAATGGCTCAGAACAAGATCGTGAGGAGCAGATTCAATTCCACCAACATCTCCTTTCCGTTCGTAAAATCTGTACAAATTCTTATTGTGAATGACAGGTTCTAATTGGAGTTCTACTGCCGGACTAACTAAGTCAACAAACTTGACCGGTTGACCGTTCACATCCTCCTCGCCAAAACTTGTTTCAATGCTTATTTCTGGTTCGTCCTCATAAGAATAATAATGAGAATTTGAGATGGATGAGTCTTCCGAAATGTTCAGGGGGTTTATCAAGGAGTTCTGAAGCGCTGGCTTTATGACCCTTTGACTGCCACTCATTGATTTTACAATTGTTTTCCT